TGCTTTAATGTCTGCCAGTTCTTGTTCTGCCTGTTGCAGAATTCCATCACCATTCATTTCAAGACCACCAGGAAGTTTTACTCCTCTAAACTTACTTAAGTTTCTTCCCCACTGACGTTTGATTAGTGCTGTGAGATATGGTTTTATGAAACTATCGTTATAAATTTGTGAGAATGATGCTGGATCTAAAGCTCTATAACATTCAAGAATGATAAACTCACCTGCAGTTTGAGATCCCCAATCAATATCTAAGTATAATCTATCTTGTCTTTTGTTAAATCTTACTTGTTTATCTGGGGTAAGTAAAAAATCAATATCCTCAAGATAAGTCTTAGTCATCGCATATTGCAACAACTCTACAGAGTTGAAGTAATACAAATCATTTAGAAATAGTTGATACTTAATACTAAACATTCCTCCAGAAATGCTGCTAGTATCAAACTTAAATATTTTTTCAACTCCGATAACAGAGTCTGGAACTTGAATATAATTTGAGTTTTCGTAAAAACTAAAGGTAGTTGCTGTACCAACTATTGTAGAAGTTCCTGTTGTTACAGTTACACCAACACCCGCTTTTGGATCTGTTGTATTTGATCCTGCAGATGAAGCAGCAGTTCCTCTATCAATATCATCTTGAGTTATCTCATATTTGAGATACATCTTTTCGACGCCATCAAAGTGACGTTCATTGAAATATTGAATCGCATCATCAACTAGATCGTCAATCTGATCATCATCCACGTTGATTTCCAACACTGGAGCACCAAGTTGACGCAAGCAATAATCGATAAG